AAGATATAAATTGACAGTGTCCGGCTGTATAAACTGCACCGAACATCCTCAGAAAATTGATATAAATAGAATTGTCTTACTTCCTTTTTTGGAAAACAGCAGTCACAACCTCTGACAGATTATGACTGCTGGATATGCAAGCATTTTCTTCTCGCTTGCGCTCATTCCCTCATGCTCATTCTATACAAGAACTGCCTGATTATTCTCAATGATTGCCTGCACTTCCTCAACGTTTTTCTTAACTATCACAGCAATCTTTTCAACGGCAATGTCATTATCATACATACTCATAATAATTCTTTCCGTTGTTTCCCTCTCTGTATCCTCTACAATACCCTGACTAAGGTTGCACATACTTCCCAACTCCTTCCTGAATTCATCTTCTAATGGAATATCGTACTCGTTCCCAATAATGTTTAACTTTTCAGCCTGTGTAATGCTTTTTGACAGCAATGCGCCTAACAGTCTGTGCAGCTCATATTTTTCATCATGTTCGGGAAGTTCCTTTGATAATCCCAGCAGCACAATGCTTATCATATCCTCTTTGCCTTCCCATTTCTGGTTTCCAAGCAGCACATCATTTGTGAGGTGGTAATGGTTCATGCTGTTTTCCTTCATGTTCAAACAGATCCAAATGCTCACCACACGCTTAATGTCATCATAATTGGTCTTTACAAAATCCCTCTCCTTCTGCGAGGAAACCATCCTGCATACATAAAAGATTGCCCTGTTTAAGATATTGTATTCTGTCGGATTCTTCTGCTGCGCCTCGACATTTACAATGATCTGCGTCAGTCCGTCCTTCATCCGCACATAAAAGATGATGTCAAATCTTACCAAGCCTTCATTGATTTCGGAATTCTCCGTGTTAAGACCAATCACACGCTCTCCGTCTTCCGAAAGTTCGTCTTTATTTGTCAGCCCCGGTTCCAACGGAACGATTCCAACCTTTGGCTCTCCCTCAATATACGGCACCACATCTTTTGGGTTCATGCCCTTAAATTCGTCTACCGTCTTTACCAGTATGTGAGCCAGTATGTGTTTCTGTGACAGCAGACGCTTGGCTCTCTCGTCATACTGTGCCTTATCATCTGCGGCTTTCACCGCATTTGTTATCTCTGTGTTCAACCCTGCATACCTCCTTTTGAATTCCAGTCATAATCTGCAAAAGGCATACAGCCTCAAGATTATTATACCCCCAGACCAAGCCTTGCGCAAATGAAATTTCTATGAAGCTGAGAACTGGGGATTTGTAAACTTCCACTTTATCTCAAGGCTCCTGTCATCATGGACGATGATTTTCTCGACCAATGCAACGACCATCTCCCGTGTGAGCTGTTCAATGCTGATTCCGGTTTCCCAAACATCCAGTCCTCCGATTGCCGTGTCCTTTCTGCTTTCTTCTTCCAATGCCTGCACCGCCTCTCTCTGCAGTTTCAGTTTTTCCTCCAGCCCTGCAAGCATTCCATCATACATCTGCCGCTGGGAAAGATAAGTCTCCCTGTCGCTGATTTTCCGTGCGTATGCTTCATAGGCATCCCGCAGGTCAGACTGGAGCTTTCGTTTTGTTTCTTCCATCGCCGCCAGATGTTCCCTTGCCGTGCTAACCTTCTCCTGCCACTTCCGGTTCTTTCTCTCAAGTACCTTTTCCATATCGGAAAGATTGGACAGATAAATGGAAAGCTGACCTTTTACCGCATTTTCCACATCCTCGGAAAATACATGACTCTTACAGGCGTGTACACCTCCGGCATATTTTCTGCTGCACCGGTAGGTATCCCTGCCCTTTGCACTGTGGCAGAAGTCCATGTTGCACCCGCACTGGCTGCAGGCTATGATTCCTGTGAAAAGTGCTTTTTCTTTTCGGAAGCTGACATTCTCCGCAAAAAATTTCGTTTTTGCATTTTCCCGTACCGTTTTGAAATCTTCCGGCGATACAATGGGCACATGGTGGTTTTCTATCCGTTTCCACTCATTTCTCGGAAGCAGGTGCGGTTTCCTGCTCCCCACCACCTCCGTGCGGTACTTTCCATAAACGAAGATTCCTGCATAGGTCTCATTTCTCAAAATACTGGAAATGGTCGTTCTCGTCCACACGGGATGTGCTCCCTTTGTAAAGAATTCCCCGCTTCCATGGTTTTCCTTCATATAGACCGACGGGATGGGTATCCCTTCCTCATTGAATATCCGTGCAATATCACCGCAGCTTTTTCCGTCCATGCGGTATCTGAAAATCCTCCGTACATTCTCCGCCGCCGGTTCATCCACCGCAAGCCGCCCTTTTACGGATTTGTCAATGACATATCCGTATGGTGCGCATCTGGAATAATACATTCCCTCTGCTTTTCTGGCTTCATATGCCGTCCGTACCTTTTCCGAAATATCCTTGCTGTAAAAATCATAGAGCAGGGACTTGAACTGCACATCAATGTCTGCCAGCCCTCCGACGAAGTCCCTGCTGTCGTAATTGTCATTGACGGAGATGAAGCGGACACCCATGAATGGGAAGATCTGTTCCAGATACTTTCCACTGTCAATATAGTTCCTCGCAAATCTTGAGATATCCTTTACGATAATGATCTGCACCTGGTTGTCTTTTACCATCTCAAGCAGTTCCTGCATTGCCGGTCGGTTCAGGTTCGTTCCCGAATATCCGTCATCGCACTTTTCCACTACGGGCATTCCGTGGAATTCTTCATGCCGGTCAATATATTCCCGAATAAGCCTCCTCTGGTTTGTGATACTGTTGCTTTCATCTGCAGTCATGTCATCCTCAATGGATAACCGCAGATACATGACTAAATTTTTCATTCCGTTCCTGCTCCTTTCCCTGTTCCGCCTTTATCTGCATGAGCTTCCGTGTTCCCGCCAAAGGTAAATTCCACCAGAAGTTTTCTTCCGGGATACAGATAAATCCTTTTTATCAGTGCCAGCAGAAGTTCCCTGTCCGGAAGTTCCCTTCCTTCACATTTCAGGAATCCGGCAAGCCATTTTTCCATATCCTTCCGGCTCTTTTTCTGCTCCAGCTCCTCTTCTTTCAGTGCAGCCATTTCCTGCTTTAGAACAGCTTTTCTTTCTTCCGTTTTCCGGTTTTTAGACTGAAATTCTTCTTTTGAAATAATTCCGGTGACATAGTTTTGATACTGCTCCATGCCCTCCGTCTCCAGAGATTTCAGTTTTGCCGATATTGCCCTGTCCCGCCTCCGGTATTCCGCGGTTTCCTTTTGGATTTTTTCTCCCAACTGCTCCAACAGTACCGACGGCTCAACCGGAAGACACCTCACTGCGTCCTGTATGACCTTCCAGACCACATCAAGAAGTTCATACTTTGCGATGGTACAGTTTTCGTAGTCCCTCGCATTCGGAAGGAACTTATGATTGCAGAAATAGTAATAATTTCTTTTAGTGCCATTCTTTTTTAGGGAACTGACCTGCCGGATCTTCTTTCCGCAGACAGGGCAGTAAATGAGATTTTCAAACAAATCTGCTTCCATGGGAATCTCCTGCTTTCTGCTAACGCATTTTCTTTCGTTTGCTGCCAGCAGTCCTTTTACCCTGCGGAATATTTCTTCTGAAATGATGGGTTCATGGGTATGCTCCACCTTAATCCAGTTTTCCGGTTCCACTTTCGTTTTTTCAATCCCTTCATACCTGTGCTGCACGGTTTTTCCCTGCACCATATGTCCAAGATAGGCTTCCCTTCTCAAGATACCTTCCACGGTGCTGACATCCCAGACCTTCTGTTTCTCATTTTCATCCAGATAGATTTCCGGAATCTTAAGATATTCGCCCGGCGTGCGGATACGCTCCTGTGTCAGCTTCCTTGCAAGTGCATTGAGGTTTCCCAGTTCCAGATACCATTCAAAAATCTTTTGCACAATCCCCGCAGCCGCCTCATCCACCACAAATCCATAGCCGTTTTCCGTCTCTGTCACCCGGTAACCATAAGGCGCACTGCTTCCCACAAAACTTCCTTTCCGGATGTTTGCTCTTGTGGTGCAGGTCATTTTTCTGGAAATATCCCTTGCATACATATCATTGACAAGGTTCATGAGGGAAACCCCGAGTGCCTTATTTGCATTTTCCGCCTCTTCCGTGTCAAAATGGTCGTTGATGGAAATAAACCGCACACCTAAGAACGGAAATATGGTCTCAATATAATTGCCTGATTCCAGATAATCCCTGCCAAGCCGGGACAGATCCTTGACAATCACACAGTTGATTTTTCCCTCCCGGATTTCCGCCATCATCTCCTGAAATCCCGGTCTGTTAAAATTCGTCCCGCTATAATTGCGGTCTGAAAATTCACGGTAACAGGATAATTCCGGTCTGTTTTTCACATAATCCTCAAGCAGCAGGAACTGGCTTTCCAGAGAGTCGGAATCCCTGTCTCTGTGTTCTGCGGAAATACGGGCATAAAGGGCAACCCTGTAGGTGTTATGTGCAGGAATACCGGAATCAGAACCTACACATAAAAACGTCCCGTTTCCGGCTGCCTTTCCAGCCACAGCCTGCCGCTCTTCCACGGCATTGTATCTTCCTTTTTTGCGAGCCATCTTTAAGACACCTCCCCAAGAATATCACTGTCAGGCGTATTTTCGGCAGCTTCCATGCAGGCTGCGATAGTCCCGGCAGCTTTCTCCACCTCCCTGCTGTATCGGAACACGATTTCCACCTTCTTGTCATCATACACAAGGATTTTATCCACAAGGCTCACTAACAGCATACGGTCCAACTTCTCCACATTCAGCCGGTCACGGAATTCCTCTATCCACGCACCAGCCACTGCACCCTGCTCAAAAATCCTGCGGATCATCTCTTCCTGCACACAGACTGCCTGCTGTATCTGTGCCAGCTGGCTGCTGTAAATCTCACGGTAGGACTTAAACTGTTCTTCACTGATGAGCTTTTCTTTCAGATCCGTGTAAAGGGAGGATTTCATGGCGGAAAGTTCCTGTTCTTTTTCCTTTAGTGCCTGTATTTCCTTATCCCTTAACAACGCTTCCTCAAAATTCAGTTTCTTCCTATCTACCCGGTCAAGTATCTTCTCCACATCAAGCAGCATTCCGATAAATTTACGGATTTCGCCGAGGACGATTACATCCAGTTCCTCCACACGGATACTGTGGCGGCTGCACCCGTTCCCCCGGTTATAGGTGGAGCAGATATAATATTCCGTGCGCTTGTCCTTATAGGGAACCATGCGGCTGACCATTCCACAGCCGCAGTCACCGCAGAACAACAGTCCCGCATACAGCTTCGGCTCGCTTCGTTTTTCCTTTGCTCTCGTGTCCCTTTTTATCAGTTCCTGTACTGCCATAAAATCATCTTTGCCGATGATCGGCTCATGGCTGTTTTCCACACGAATCCATTCCTCCTTCGGCTTTTTTATGGTCTTTTTGACCTTAAAACTGACCTTCTCCCGCTTGCCCTGCTCCAGCACTCCGATATAAACCTCATTCGTGAGAATCCGCAGTACCGCCTTTGCCGTCCATCTTGCTTCGGGATTACGCTTGAAGCAGGTTTTGTACTTCATCCCCTTTTTCTTTTTGTATTCAGCAGGGGAGAGCGTTCCCCTGTCATTCAGCCTTACTGCAATCGCATTTGCACTGACGCCTGCCAGTTTCCACGCAAAAATATCCCTTACCACCTCTGCCGCCTCCGGATCAAGGACAATGCGGTTCTTATCCGCGCTGTCCTTGCAGTATCCGTAACAGCAGAATGCCCCGATAAACTCACCGTTCATCCGTTTCGCCTTCTGGTTACTCCGGGATTTTAAGGAAATATCCCTGCAGTAGCTCTCATTGACAAAATTCTTGACCGGCACGACCATATACCGCTCATTACTGTCTGCGGTCAAGCTGTCATAATGGTCATTGATGGCGATAAATCGCACCTTTTTCTTAGGAAAATAATTCTGTATAAATTCCCCTGCGCCGATGGACTCCCTTCCAAGCCTCGACAGATCCTTGACGATCACACAGTCCACCCTTCCTTCTTCTATGGCTTCTATCATCTGCTTAAATGCCGGTCTCTCATAATCCGTTCCGGTATATCCATCGTCGCAGACCTCCATCACCAGCTCGATATCATCCATCGTCTTAATAAAATTCTGTACCATAAGCCTCTGGCTCCTGATACTGTTGCTCTCGTCCCTGCCGCCTCTCGTCTCATCGTCCTCTCTGGACAGGCGCAGATAGGCACACGCCCGGTATATTTTTGCTCCCATTGTTACCATCCTTTCCGATTATGCACATAATCTGTTCCTAATATTTCAGCGAAGTCATGCGGTCAATATAACATCCAAGTGCATCTGTCAGGGACATCCCGGAATCCGAAAAGGTACTGATGACCTTATAGTCCCCGTACATGCTCACCTCTGCATTTTCTGCCATTTGAACCGGTTTCTCTATCAACTCACTGACGCCTGTTTCGTCCAATCGTCTGTTTTCCATCTGTAATCATCCTCCAAAAAATCTGCAAAAGAAAAGACCACTCCGTCATATGCGGACAGGTATCTTCTCGTCACTTTTCTGACTTTACAGACTAAGGACTTTTTCTTTTACCTGTCCGATATGGCAAGCGGTCATCATCATTTGTCCGTGTATCAACGGACCTTTATTTGCTTCGCATTCAGACGATTCAGTTGTAAAAAGGAAATGCTGATTTAATCAGCGTTTTCCTAAAAATCCGGCATTCGACTGGCTGGGTTCCCTGCCGGTGTCAGACGATGGTATGGCATACCGCAGTCTGATAACAATAATGGTTACGTGATTCAAGTATAAACACACTTCCAGAATTCTGCAAGTTGTTTTTTCGGGCAAACGCAAAAAATCACTGCGTTCCTGATAATATATGATTCTGTAAAATACACCCCTTCCCGGCGTGCTGGCTAAATAAAAGCGTGATATACATGAGATGATATAACTGTCCCAGTAAAAGAAATCTCCCCTGTTCTGTAAAACAAAATCCATAACATTCAAGGGTATGGGTTTTGTTTTACAGAACATTTTGTCAAAGGAAGGTGCTGTTTGATCCTGTATGAAATGTTACCATTGCAGATAACCTTTAAGTTTTCAGCTTTGCGGGCTACTCCTGCTCGAGTTCCTTTCCCGCCCTTTACGGAAGTGTCATTATGTCTTCGCTCGCTCCCCGGAAGAATATCCGTGAGAGGTCATGGCGCAAGTCTGTTGTTCCATACAGGCAGCTATTCAGTTGTTTTGTAGCGATAATCTTTCATTTGATATCTCTATTCGTTTTCATATTCTACTTGACTTTTCACAAACTTTCAACTATTATTCTTATAAATCGTATTGATAATCGCTAATATATGAATACAAGATTATCTATTTTCGCTTTGATAAAAGGTTGCAGAAACGCAGGAAATGAGGACTTTATGAACAAATATCCATATTTTGAAGAAAAAAAAGAGCTGTTAGGGCTGGATGATATTCCAACCGATGAACTGATAAAGGAAGGCTCCATGAAAGAGGAAACCATTGCCTCCTACGACAGGAAGTTAAAAGATACCCTGAAATTTCAGACCTGCTTTCCCATCGGATACGCCTATGAGGAAAACCGGACTGTCCACTACCGAATCCGCTTTAGTGAGTTTTTCCAACTGCTCAGGGAACTTCCTGCCGCTTCCTCCCTTCTGGATTTTGTGGCGCAGGACACCGGCAATACCGTAGACCGGTTAAAGCAGATGGTGGAAAAGATTATGGCTCTGATTGTCTCCCGCAGCACGGAGCAGGATGATGTTGTCACTTTAAATATGGAGGACATTATCTCAACAGCACTGGGAACTGTCATCGGACCGCTGTATCAGGATAATTTTTTTCTGTTCCTTACCTCCTGTGCCTTTTTGCATTACTACATTGAGTTGTCCGTTTACAGCTTTTATCCGTATGCGGCACTTGACAACTATGAAAAGATACTCGGAACCTCCTTTGACCGGGAATGCGAGGAGTACGCCCAGCTTGAAACCTCCATGAATGACGGTATGTACGACATAAGTGCCTTTCTTGAAATCGGTATCCGTTACACCGCAGACTTTCTTGATAAGGAAAAGGAGCAGCTCTCCCACGACCTTTCCATACTTGCAGGCACGCAGGATGTCATGGTTGACAATACCATCCTGCAGAAGCTGTATCTGCTGGAGTCGCAGAAAAAGCTTCAGTCCGGCTACATCGACACCAATTTTAATGTCCACCTGATGCCTGTCGGCATTCACAAAAGTGACCACCGCTCCATCGTGGAAAAGATTGTACTTGAAAACATGGAGGTGCGTGAGCTCTATGACCTAAACAGCATACACGACTGGTATCGCTATGAATTTATTTCCCTGATCAAAGGGGACATCCTTTTCAAAAAGTGCCAGTGCTGCGGCAGGTTTTTCATTCCTTCCGGACGCTCCGACAGCGAATACTGTGACCGCATTAACGACGAATACGGAAAGCCATGTAAGGAAATCGGTGCTACCCTTGCCTTTGCAAAACGGCATGAAAATGACGAAATCCATCAGGCATATACAAAAGCATACCGCCGGATGGATTCCAGAAAGAGAACACACTATATTTCAAAAAAAGAATTTACGGAATGGAGCAAAACTGCCCGCCAAAAGCGTACCGCCTGCCAAAATGGCGAGATTACACTGGAGGAATTTCAGGCTTGGCTGGACGAGAGCAAGTGCAGGTGATACGCCTGCACTTGCTGTTACATGATTCTGATACATGATGACGAAGCCTGTGCCATATACTCTTTTTTTATGGCTAAATTTCAAAGCTATACAGCAATGAAGAATCCGTCACACCTGAGGACATCAGGGAAACTACTGTGATAATACAGCGTGTTTTCACATCAATATCCGAAATATTCCAGTTTTCTCCAAAAAGCACATCATCATTGAAATGTGCAAACTCCGGCGCAAACTCCCCAAGTGCCTCTCTTCCGGCTGTCTGTACGATTTTTTCCTCTATGATACAATCTCCCTTCTCAGCTTTTATTTCAGATATTCCTTAAAAAATACCTCCAATTTTCCAAATGGAATCACGTCCTTGTTATCATACAAATCCGTATGAACAGCATCCGGAATAATCATCAGCTCCTTATTCCCTGCGTATTTGCTATTTTTCATCATATCCGCATATGCATCCTTGGAAAAATAGCAGGAATGCGCTTTCTCACCATGAATCATCAGAACCGCACTGCGGATTTCATTGCTGTACTGTAAGATCGGCTGGTTCATAAACGACATACAGCCTATACTGTTCCAGCCACCATTGGAATTTAATGATCTCTTATGATACGCACGTCCCTTATAATGTTCACTGTAGTCCTTCACGAAAAACGGTGCGTCGTCCGGAACCGGCAGCTCCAA